TTTTTATATAAAGTAGATAATGATTTATTTTACACACTATATATTATAAGTATGTCTACGCCTAGAATGGTTACATTAGATAGAGATACCATGTCGGGGTATTTATTAAATGTGTTAGGCACAGACCAAATTCACGATTTTGGTGGTTCTCAATTAGAAGGTGCTAAAAAAAATATTGTTAAGATATTTTCAAATGCAACTTCTTTAAATAACAGTAAACTGAAATATTATGGCGGATATCCTGTTATCATTGATTTACCAACCGATTCTGAATTTATAGAACAACAATGCTTGGAAATTATTAATATATTTGTAAACACCATAATTGAGGATAATACTACAAATGATCCTGTTAATAACACAGATAATCTCCTTAGTGACGAAATAATAATAATTGGTGGTCGTGATTTACAAGAATCAACCGTGTCGTTAGATACTGAACCGGAATACATTAATACCTCATCACCTGATAATGGTAAATCGCAAAAATCAGTTTCATCTTTAGTTAAACCTATGGATATTGGTAAGGTAACCGAAGACACCATAAATTCCAACCCGGTATCTGACGACACCGAATCTGAACCAATATACGATAACTTAGATAATGTGATGGAATGGGGTAAACATGTTAAAAGTAAGATTGATTATTTCATAAATATGGTACCTAATAATATTAACGATTCTTTAAATTATATATGTATTGACGACATAATTAATATTTTTACATCATATTTAGGTAAGTTGTCTAATATAAGCACACCAGAACATGTTATAAATTTCGAATATTTCAATACATTATATATTGAATCCATGAATTATTTTATATCTCCTATGCTAATATCTTGTTCTAATAATATACAAAGAGGAGGAAATACAAAGACAATAAACCCGTTAAAATCCACCATATCAACAATGATTAAACAAATGGCATTTACTTTTTGTAATATATCTGATGACTATAATTGTGGTGATTGGAAAAACTCACCAAATTGGAAATGCTTTGAAATCGGATTACTCAATAACAATATTTCAACGGTTGAATCTGCTTCATCAGAATGGATTCGAAACCAAATATTTCCAAACAAATCAATCAAACAACAAGATAACGAACCTCAAAATAAAAAATCACGAATCGAATCTAACACATCGAATGTGTTTCTTTCGTATATTCAACCATTAAAAGATTTAATCGATTTTAACGGAAACTTAAATTGTAACTTAAACCCAAAAACTTTAAACAAACATATAATTGTAAACTCAGCAAATTTAAAAAACGACTGGAAACCATTCATTTTAAATAATTATCCAAGTTATATAGATTCTCAACCATCAGGTGGAAAAGAAAACGAACTATTAGAAAAAATGGACAAATATAATTGCGGATTTAAAGACCCATCAGGTAACGATTTTTATAAAATTATTATGAATACAATAAGTAACAAACATACAATAAGTATTCGAAGTAATAACCAGACATTTACATTTAATAAAAAATTTTCTAATTTTGAAATTTATAATAAAATAACAAAACAATCTGTCCCTGCTAAAAAATGGAAGGATGTTACCCTTTGTGTTGCGTTAATAAATGCGCTTAATAGAATGTCGTCTATGTTAAAAAATAATAAAATTACAAGTTTACAAAGGTTAATTTCCTCCATTAAAAACAACGAAACTCAGAATTTTAAATTTGTCAATAATCAAATAACAGATTTAACTATAATTAATCTATTTTATAGTTTTTCATTATTTAAAGGTTTAGGTGATATATCTCAAGAAATGACAGCTGTCATTAAATATGGTGGAGGAAACAAAAACATCATTCGTCCAAAAAATACGGATAACTACGAAGCGTTTAATTCAAGTGGTAATGCTTTACGTTTTTTTTTAGCAGGTGATAGATTATCAGCAAATAGATTTATTTTAACGTTAAATTACGGATTACAATACAAAATAGATAATAATATAAATTCCAAAGCATATGGAGGATATCTTCACGTATATGGTTGTAAATCCAAGGATATGTATTTAATTGAACCAAAATCAATCACATGGGGTGGAAATAAAAAACATTCAAAAAAATATAAAAATTCTAAGCGTAATCGAAAGAACCACACTAAAAATATGCGAAATAAACATAATAAAACATATAAATTATATAAAAAAAATAGGTCATAATATATAACACCTTTATTGATGAATCATAAAATATATAAAAATAAAGGATTAACCGGATTAAATAATCTTGGTAATACGTGTTTTATTAATTCTGCTATGCAGGTATTGTCTCACACATACGAACTCAATAATTTGTTAAATAAATTAAGACCTAAAATCAAAAATAATATTGAAAGCACCCTATTAACAGAATGGATTGAATTGAAAGACATAATGTGGGCAGAAAACAGCACGGTGTCTCCCATTAAATTTTTAAAAAGTATTCAATCACTTGCTAAACAAAAAGGAAGTAATAATTTTATAGGGTATCAACAGAACGATTTACCGGAATTTTTATTTTTTATAATTGATTGTTTCCATGCGTCTTTATCCAGAGAAGTAAATATGCTTATTTCAGGTAAAGTAATTAATAAAAAAGATAAATTGGCAGTTGAATGCTTTAGTATGATTAAAAAAATATATTCAACCGAATATTCTGAAATATGGGATTTATTTTATGGTATTCATATTTCTCAAATCATATCACTAGAAGATAATACCGTTTTAAGCAATTCACCCGAACCATATTTTATCATAGATTTACCAATACCACCTAACATAAAAAGTCCAACCTTAATGGATTGTTTTGAGTTATATCACGAAGGGGAAATTTTAGAAGGGGATAATGCGTGGTATAATGAAAAAACAAAACAGAAACAATCTGTTAAAAAACAAATATCTTACTGGAGTTTTCCGAAAATATTAGTAATTGACATTAAACGGTTTAATTCAAGCAATCGCAAAAACCAAATATTACTTGAGTTTCCTTTAACCAATTTAGATTTAAATGAATATATGATTGGATACAATTCCGAAAAGTGTATGTATGATCTATATGGAATATGTAATCATAGTGGTTCAGTTCTTGGAGGACACTACACATCATTTGTAAAAAATGCTAATGGTAAATGGTATCATTTTAATGACACAATAGTAACCGAAGTTACAAATTTAGAAAATTTAATAACAACAAAGGCATATTGTTTTTTTTACAGGAAAAATAAAAACATAAAGTCTAACTAATATTTAAAGTTTAAAAAACTAATTATAAATATGCCCCACTTAAATCCATATTATATGAGATATTTTAATGATACGCAAAATACACAACTAACACATGACCAACGAAGAATGATAAATAATTACATAAATATGTATAATAATACCCTCCTTGAAATGCAAGGATTAAATGCTTATTTAAGAGAATTACGAACTAATATCGATTATATATTCTTTCAATCGAATGAAGCAAATTTAGAACAAAATAGTATAAATAGACAATATCGTAATAATACAACACCTTATATAGATATTCGTAGAGCAAGGCGTCCTAATAGAACACACACAATTTCAAACGAAGAATTTTTACAACCTATAGCAATAATACCAACAATTACACAAATCACAACAGCAACACGATTGGTGCGTTTTGGAAATATACTTAACCCTGTAAATGTTATTTGTCCTATTACACAAGACCCGTTTGTTCAAGACGACGTAGTTACACAAATTAATTATTGTTCCCACTTATTTAATTCGTTATCATTAAATACTTGGTTTTTGTCTAAATGTATATGTCCTATTTGTAGGTATGATATAAGACAATATAGAGCAGATAATACATTAGAAACACCCACAACAATAAATACCACATTTATACAAACACAAACAGAACCAATTACAACTAGTGTGTCATATATCGAACCCCAAACATTCCGATTTCGGGATATTTCAAATAATGATGATTTGAGAAGACAATATGCTCGAGAATATAATGATGTATTAACAACTGATGTTTCAAATAGTTTTTACCCATAATATGAGTTAAAATAAAAAATAAATATTTGTGTATTTATTTTTTATTCTTGTGATTTATTCTTGTATCTTGCTTTTATACCTTTGGTTTAACACCAAAGAAATTAACCAAACTTTGATTTCCATCTTTGATGTTATTGGTTTCTCTTAGATAGGTATCAAACAATAATATTTTAACCTCTTTATTTTTTAATTTTTCTAATTTATCATCTATTTTTTCTGGATCTGTTGTATCATATAATAATTTAACCTCTTTTTTAAAATTGGATATTTTGGATACCTTTTTCTGCATAGTCCATATCTTTTCTAGCACAAGGGCAAATACTTGTTGGACCGGTTTCATTATTTGGTTAGTAATATAAAACGTGTAATCAATCTTTAAATTATTATCAATAATAAACTGAGGAGTTTCAATTCTTTCTCCTTGTAATGCCTTTTTATTTGTGTTGTTGACATAAACGAAAGGAATTCTATCTCCCGAAGTAGGTTTATTACCTGGGTCTCTTGTTGCGATTCTATCCGCCAATACTTTATGTGCGATACTTTTGGGGTTTTTATAACCACTTCTTAACGATTTTGTAATAATGAGTTTATCCATTGAATATTTCTCATTAACCAAATTATTCAAACACGATTTTAAGAAATCGATTGCTTCTTGGATGTTTTGTTTTTTCATTAAAATATCAATAATTCCACCATATATATCTTTAACAATCGGCGCGTTATCTCTTCTTTTTAACACAATTCCCATTTCCTTCCTTTTACATTTATTCGGGTCGGTTTCATAAAGCATACCTACATACCTTTTTTTAGATAATAAACAGAAAGGCATGAATGTTTTCTCATATTCCAAATCGTGAGGACCTTTGAGAAACTTCGATGCTAAATGTCCTGCTTCTTGTGCTAATTCGATTGTAATTTCAAGCGCCTTTTTACCACGAATTGGAATATTATCATGGGTTTGTAAATTAAATGTAAAGAATACAGAATCCGTGTTATGAACTATTAATTTCCCAACTCCTGCTGCGAAATGGTGATTTTCAGTTGTTAAATCGTAAACATAACCCTGATAAGGAATGTCTATAATTTTCTTAATGGCGTCAGAGGGTTGTTGTTTGGGTTCTGATAATATTGTAATTCTATAAATATCTGGTTTATCTTTTCTTGTATTCAACGATGTTGAATATCCAATACTTGAAGCCAACCAACAAATATGTGACGCACTAATTTGATTTTTTTGATAAATTACTATATTTCCATCGCGGTCTTTATCACATACAGAATACATCCCATCAATCATTCCATCAAAGAATGCTTTACGAACATTTATATTACTATTAATAATTAGGGTTGGTATTAGGTTATTATTATTATCGTAATCTTGTGATAATATATCGCAAAAGTCATCTCCAATTGAATATCCAAATACCTGCGCGTCATCCTCATTAATACTTTCATAAATATCATCATTTATTGGTAAATTTCCGTGTAGTAATTCGGTTCCAACGAACACATCTTTTGGGGAAATTTCTTCGCCAGATTTTAAAATAAGTGAATGGTCGTCTGTAACATCAACTAATCCAGTATGTGTTAATATACGCATCATTTTTTTATGACTTGCCAATGCGTGTCTAATTACACGGTATAATTTAGTCCAACCGTTTTCAGTCCAGGTTTCAACATCGGATAATTCACAATATTCTTTTTCTTGTTTACCTTCTTCTAAACACACAACCCATTTTGAATTACCGTATTTATTTGATAATTCTTCGATTGTTATTATTTCTATTATACCATTTACTTTTACATAAACAGGAGTATAGTTCGCAACACTGTCGCCGTATATGTATTCAGCTTTGGTTTTAATAAGTCCATATTTTTCATTATTAAATATTGCGTCTCCATATACCTCCTCAATTATTTTTTTGGCATAATTAAGTAACAGACGACCTGTTGAGGTAGTTGATGCCGCAACATCCTTTTCATAAAAAGAACTCGTTTTTGCTCCACATTGTCCGTAAAGAGAATTTGCGGTAAGTTTATAACCGATTTGACGTTTATCCAATACATTTTTCATAAATTCGTCTTTTTCTTGTGGAATTAATTTCCGGGTTTTTTTTCGCGCGGTTAATAATTCTTCCAAGATAGAAGGCATAATTGCCTTTCCTTCTGGAAATTGGGCAAATCTACATATTTTGGTTCCCGATTTAATTTTTTTAGCTGCCGATGTAGGCGTATCTCTTACATAAAGATATGTATCATATGTAATATTTACGTAACTATAATTAATAAGGTTATCGTAAATAAAGACCCCGCTTTTATTTTTTTCTCCGGTTTCACAAACAAGATTTCCTGCTAAATCATACTCTTTGGTCCAAACCTTGCTATCATGCGATAAATTCTCACTAATCATTGATGATGGATAAAGAGAGGCGTAATCAACACAAGCAACAGGATTATCCAAATATAAATCACACTTGGGTTCTAAAACAATTGCGCCTTCATAACCATCATCTAATTGTCCCTTTTCCATCACAGGCATTAGGGTTAATTTTTCACGACACTTTTTAGCAATATAACTTGTTAATTTAATACCCTGACCTCTCATAACCAAGAAATTAATTGGAACGCTACAAATCTTTGCCATTTCAATAAACCCGGTTAATATGTCTACTTTATTCATTAAATAATGAACTAGGTTACAATCCTGAATACAATATTTCGCAATTACTCCTCTATCATCCGCAGTTCCATTAGTTAATCTAAATATATCTTTGGGTGTAACGTCATCTTTTGCTAAACACCACCTGACTTTTTTGGTGAAATCTGGTTTTACAATACCCTCAATTTGAAACGTATTGGTTGATTTGTCAACAGAAGTTACTTTATATTTTGAACCATTCTCATAATAATCAACAGAATAACCAATTTCTTCAAAATGTATATAACTTTCCTCTAATAATCCAGTCATATTAAACGTTTTAATTTTGGTAGTGGTATCAACATATTCCAACTCTTTTACATAATCACCAATAAAATGTCCTGAAACATAATCAAGTTTATATGAGGTTAAATTCTCTTCACGACGAAAGAAGTTATATAAATCAACCTGTAATCTCCCATTCATTTTTATGAATTTTAATTCGTGTTGTCCACTCGCGATTTGAATACTGCTTTCTTCAATCTTATACTTGTTTGTATCGGTATCTTTTGTAGCACAAACCTCGTTAATATTTCTAGATAATTGTAGGAATTCTTCAGAGCAATTATTCTCTTCAGAACGTCTAAACATAAATTCATAATCAAACCCAAATATATTATATCCAATAATAATATCTGGATTTTCTCGTTGAATTAAGTCTTTCCACGCAAGCAATACTTCCTTTTCTGTATTGTATGATTCAATCACACTATTAGGTATTTGAGAACAAGAACCTAATACGATACAATGATTTAAATGTGGGTCTGGGTTTCCATAATTTAAAAACGTTGAACCTATAAACGTAACTTTATCTCCCTCTAATTTTGGGAAATTGGAAATTAACGAAAAGTTTATTTCATTTATTTTAATATCTCTGTCGAATTTGGTGTCGCACAACATATCAACAATTGTTGTTGTTGGTCCATTCGACATTTTTATATATTTACTATTATGTTCATCTTCGTCGTTATCATCCATATTTTTCCCCATTATCTCAAACATCTTTTCAATGGTTGACATATTACGAAATTCGGATGTATTTTTATAGTTTTTTATTGGTGTTGATAACCATCGTTCAATCGCAATCATTAATTCGGGTTTAGTTATCATTTTTATGGGATATACCAGGTCAATATTTTCCATTTGTTCATAATTAAATGCGGTTAATATAATTTGTCTGAGGATATTTTTACATAATTCAGGAGTTATATGCATATTTAAATTTTCAAAATATTCAATAATATTGGTAACTAGTTTTTTATACGTTTTTATAGGAATAGGAAAATCTCCGTGACTACTACTTGCCTCAATATCAAAACTACATATTTTATAAGGAACTCTATCTTCCTTATCATTTAAAGGAATAATATCTTTATAATTAATAATTATTTCGAAATTACAGGTTGTTGTTTTGAAACACTCTTTGGTTATTAGTATTGATTTGTTATTTGGCAAGGCAACCCATCCAGATGGACTTATATCTCGAATATGAAAGAATCTTAATAATGGAGGAATGTTTGCTTCATACAATAGTGTATTTGTATCCATAAACGGATACCCGTGCTTTAACAAACTTCTACCAGAATCAGTATACTCACCATACCATAAATTTTTTGCTTTATTAAATGCGTTCATATTTGTGAATTCTAGTTTTATAAACTTATGTTGTTTTCCTCCATCAAAACCGTATAGTTTTTTTCGTTTTACGATAATACATTCAGTAATCGAATTTTCATAAAATTTACCCATTTTACGTTTTACTTCTGCCAAAAACAACAATTTAGTTGAGGTATTCCAGGTATCATTTACCATTACATAGAAAAACGGTTTGTAATTATTTACAATAATAGAACACGTTTCACCTTTAGTATTTAATCCAAAAATTTGAATTAAGAAAATATTGTCGTCTGTATAAGACGGTCGCGATTCATCATTTTCGCTTGCGGTATCTTCATTACACTTTCCGTTATAAACGTTAAAATCAACGAGTTTAAACACTTTATCCATTTTTTATAGTTGAAGTAAGATACAATTTTATATTTAATTCAATTTTATTTGTTATATTTGTCGACATTATTTTGAAAGTATCATTATACCACAAATAATTAACATTATTCCACCAAGTCTTTTACGAGTAATACCAACATTTTCTTTAGTTGATAATGTTATTTTAGAACCTAAAAATCCACCTAATACCATTGAAAGTGTTAACACATTTCCAACGTAAAAATTTATATTTCCTAATTGGGAATTATTATATATACCAACTAATACTGGGAGTAATAAAGCATACACTATTGTTCCCGCTATTTTAGATGTTTCAATTAAATCAAAATAATAAATTAAAGTAAATATTACAAATGAATTTCCAACACCGGTTAATCTGGAAATAATACCTGAAAGTAATCCACATAATATAAAAACTATATTACTAATCATATTATATGTAAATATTATTATCTGTTGTTGACATCTATTTTTTATTACTTAGAGTTCTCCTGTTATTTCGTTTTGACTTGGGTCGTCTTTTTCTTAGGGTTCGTCTTTTACTTCGTCTTGATTTGGTTCGTTTACGTCGTCTTCCTCCTCCCGACATTTTTTGTTTAGATTCAATCCATTTTTTAAATGCGTCTGAAGTTCTTTGACCGTCATACTCCTCAACTAATTTCCCGTTTTTTGAAACATAATGAATTGTAGGAAACCCGTTAATAGAGATGTTTTGTTCTGTTAAATACTTTGGTTTTAAATCTGAATTTTGTAAAACGTCTTGGTTAATATCTGCTATAATAATATCGGATTCTTTAATGTCCTGACCTAAGATATCCTCAATCTTTTTCCATTCGGGACGTGTCATTTCGCATGGACCACATCCAACCATATAATAAAGAACAAACGCGGGGTTATTATTTTTACTAATATCATTATTAAAGTCGTTAACGTTTTGCGTTGTAGGGTCAATGTGTAAAATTTTCATTTATAAAGTAACATTAGAAATAAAAATATAACTTAATTTTATCCTTATTAAATATATATGTCATTACTTATTTATTGTGTTATAACTATATTTATATTAGGACTCGTTTTTTATCTAAAAAGTGATAATTCTAAATTTATGGAAGGACTAACTAATAATGACGAGTCGAGGTGCCCGAATATGCTGATACAACACGATAAACATTTTTATTTATATAATTCTAAATTAGCAAAGATTCCAGGTGTAAATCCTGTAAAATTTAATAATTTAGAAGATTATGTTGAGTTTTTGAGTTGGCAAAGAAGTCAAGGCATAAGATGTCCGGTATTATATTTACAAAAAACATATGACGCACAAGGTAATGAGGTTTATAAAGTTAGACCAAGTGTTACTGAACCACAAGGCGGATTACCTCCGGTCATTTCTCCGAACGTTATTCCAAAAAATCCAAATCCAACTCTACTTGTCGACGCAACCCAAAGCGACCATCCATATAATAAGAACTCTTATCCAGCATTTGACGCATCCTCATATTATGTTGGAACCAGCACGCCTTTAGATACAATTCACCAACAAACCGAAAATATGCTTTATAGTCCAGACCCGATGGATGACAATTGGGGTGGTGCGGAGTATACTCAATCGTTAGTTGATCAGGGTGTTTATGCGGGTAACGAGGTGAAACTATATACACCTTAATTATTTTTGACTATCCACAAATTGCATAACTTGATTTAAAGCCTTTTTCGATTCGGATAAAGTATTTAAGGTTTTAAAACTTTCCAATACTTTTTCGATTTTACCGTTACTATCAATATTTAAGGTTGTTTGTAACATTAGATTATTAATTAAATCGTCTAAATTTAATATGACTGTTTCATAACTTTTACGATATTTACTAATTAAAAAAGTATCTTGTTGTTTAATAGTATTTGATTTTATTGTGGATGCGTATGAATCCGCATTTCCAGCAACTCCGCCTTCTCCAGACGATATTGGTGTCAATGTTTCTAATCCTTCTACGGTTGTCGTAAATTTTAACAGAATATAAATTATAAATAGTATGAATAACATCCCTAAAAAAATTTGAAAATGTGTTCCTTTCATTTTATATTATATTGTATTAAAATATTATTCATTTTTTTAACAAAAACTTTACTATATTTTCGGTAGAAGTTTTATTTAATTTGCGTATTTGGTTTTTGGAATTGGTATAAGTCAAGTTTTGTAAACACGTCGAGTCTTCATTTAATTTATTTAATAAATTTTGTAGTGTCTCAAACTTATTCATAATAACTATAGCGATTGCTGAACTAACACCAGGAATTTGCGACAACATAATTTCATCAATATTATTGATTGTAATATTATCTTTTTTAGTTTTTTTTATAACATTAATATAATTTTTAGGGGAGGTCTCATCAACCTCTTTTATTTCAGAAACGTTGGAATAATAGGGTGTTTTAGTTCCCTTAATATCTTCTTTAGTCATTTTATGTGTGCTATTACAAATAAAAAGCGCGGTTTCTTCAATAGATAATGTTCTTAAAACTGAAAACCCCTTGTAATAATTTAAAGACAAAATTGCGGAATAAACCATTAACTTGTCGACATTATTATCTTGAAACTTATTGATTTTGTTTATATCTCCTTCTATTAAATATATGATGTTATGTTTATGATGCGTTAATCCATCTAATCTGTATGATTGTTCTTCGTATCTACCATCTTTTATACTACTGATTAAATCACTTATACTTTTTCTCTCGATGATTAATAAATCCTCCTCATTATTTGAAATAATAATATCACCTAAATCCAAATTTTCGGTTTTTACTTGAATTTCTTTAAAACTGGGATTTGAAGGAATTAATAAATTAATCTTTGTTAATAATTCGTGTTCTCTATAATCGACTTTAATAAACATTCCAGGTAATAATAATAATTTAATAAAATGTTATTAAATTATTTAATGATAATATATATTAACCTACCTGAGAGCATCTCTCGATTATTTGATTAGTAATACGGGGGTAAATTCATAACAATATTGTTTACATTTATTATCTTGGTAATAAATAAGTATTTAAAGATATATGAAATACAAATATAATGTGCGATTATTTTATATTAACCAAAGAAATTACTTCAGATACCGGATGTGATAAAACAAATCAAGTTATTGCTTTAACCAATAAAAAAGTTTACATATTACCAAAAAATAACATAACTTATTATATAGACCATGGTCTATTTGAAAAAAACTTGATTGAATGGTGTAAGCAACTATGTGTAAAATATAAAAATTTCTTAGATATAGGAGCACATTCAGGAACATACTCTATTAGTTTATCAGACCATTGTAAAACAGTATACGCATTCGAACCACAAAAAATGTCATTCTATTCACTATGTGGAAGCGTTGCGTTATCTAACATTAAAAATATTGAATGTATTAATATCGGTTTAGGGTCTGAAAACCAAGTTGGAAAACAAATATTAAATATATGTAGTTTAGATGGCGGAGGGTCGTCAATTGTCAACACATCCAATATTTTACAAACAGAAGAAATAAATATTAGAACCCTAGATAGTTTTAACATTGATAATATCGGGTTTATTAAGATAGATATTGAGGACAACGAATTAAACGCATTATTATTTTCTCAAAATACCCTTAAAAAATCGAATTATCCAAAGATATTATTTGAAATGAATAATATAAATACTGACCTAACAGATTTTCTAAAGGGTTTGGGATATTCTGTTTTAAAAATTGGAGGGTTTAGTAATATGTTTTTGGCAGAACAACCATCATATTAAAATATTAATATCACCTAAATTAAATTTGTGTGATATTATTGCGTGATATTATTGCGTGATATGAATATTGGTTAATAATATTTAACCCATATTACCTCCATGAACAGCGCGATAACCATATTTTTGAGTTTGAATTGTCTTGCTAACATCACAAGTTTTAGGCAATGATTGAGGTGCTCCAATCAAATTTGGATTAGATTGCATAAAAAGACCGATTCTAGAAGCAATACCTGCTTTTTTGATTCCTCCACAAACGTTAGTTCTGTTACAAATTGATGCGGAATATCTCGCGTTTTTACTACCAGACATATAAACCATATTATATAATATTAAAATATTATATTTTTGAAAAATTAAAATATCATTCTAAATCTAATAACTTAAATAATATAAAGAGTAAAACTGTAAATACTTAATGATTAATTTAAATTATGAAGATGATATTATTAAATGTGACGATGGACTTATTTTTAACCCATATAACAATTTAAATGTCGAGATTACATTGAGCGAAGTTCAATCTATTCTTACTAAATACGGAGTTCCTCCAATTGTTAACAACCTCGCATTATATAAACGCGCGTTTATTCATAGGTCTTACACAAAGCGTTCAAGTTTTGAAAATATACAACAAAATATAACTATCGTTGAGAAACCACCGGATTGTATGAAATTAAGCACTAAATCTAATGAACGACTAGAATTTTTGGGAGACGGTGTTTTAGAACTAATTACCAAATATTACCTTTATAGAAGGTTTCCTAAAGAAAATGAAGGGTTTATGACAGAGAAGAAAATCGCAATTGTTAAAAACGAGGCTATCGGAAAAATCGCAATGGAAATGCATTTAAATAAATGGTTAGTTTTATCGAAACATGCTGAAGAAAAAAAAATCAGGACTAACTTAAAAAAATTAGGGTGTTTATTCGAATCCTTTTTAGGTGCTCTATTTTTGGATTTCAACAAAATAAATATTAAGGATGAAGATGCTTGGTTTACAAATGTATTCGTTACTGGTCCTGGGTTTCAAATTGCCCAAAAATTCGTAGAAAATATATTTGAAACACATATTGATTGGATAGCATTAATTCAAAATGATGATAATTATAAGAATATTTTACAAGTTAAAATTCAAAAAGAGTTTAAAGTTACACCCCATTATCTTGAAATAAACCACGACCCTGATGTTGGTTATAAAATGGGCGTTTATTTATGTTTGGGACAACCAGTTTATAATTTAAATTATATGGAAGCAATAAACATTAATCAAATCAAAACATTTAAACATATCCACGAGTATGTTAACACAAACGGAAAAATATTTTTATTTATGGGCGAAGGACAACACAAAATAAAAAGAAAAGCAGAGCAAATCGCGTGTAATGAAGCAATTACATTTATTACCGAAAATTTAGAAGATTATATTGAATAATATATTTAGGATTTTTAATGGATGTCAACACAATAGTATTATTAATTATCATTATTTATACATAATGATAATTAACCGAATTAAATGTTAAAAGGTGTTAAAAGTTTTATATATGTGTTTTATATAAGGTATGATTAATTATTTAGAGACATTAAAAATTAAACCAAATATTAAAAAACATACTTTGGTTGACATAATTATTCCTGAACCCCCTTCAATAATAAACCAACCCGGAACTATTCAACCGCCACAATCTATTGTAATGATTGACGACCGACAAAAAGGATTTAATATGGATTTATTTAAAAACAAATTAGCATCCAATAAATTATTAAAGGTTCGAGTAAATCCTAACATTACAGAAATTCAAAAACTTAATGAACCAATAAAACCCATTAAACTTGTTAAACCTATAAAACCGTCGAAAAAACTAATGTTGGAAGATGATGAAGATGTTTTTGAATATAAAACTGAAAAACCCGTTCGAATAACAGAACCAGTTAACAAGGGAGTTTCTATTATAGGTCCTGAAATAAACGTTGAGATTGATAATAGACCAATTACAAAGTTTTTACCCGAAAAACAACCAAATGTAATTGTAAAAGTTTCGAATTATTATATGAATAACCGAGAAAAATACATTAATAATATTAATTCTATTTTCCAACCTTATAAAAAGGAATTATCCGGAACAGAAAATATTACTTGTGCCAATATAGGAAAATCATCCGGAAATGTATCTCTATTAATACACCAAAAAATAACAAGAGATTATTTAAATTTATATACTCCTTATCGCGGTTTGTTATTATACCACGGTCTTGGTTCAGGTAAAACGTGTACGTCAATATCGATTGCGGAAGGTATGAAGGATAATAAAAAAATTATTATTATGACTCCGGCATCATTAAGAAAAAATTATATGGTTGAATTGAAAAAATGCGGAGATTTATTATTTCGTAGAAATCAATATTGGAAATGGGTAGATATAACTATCAATCCGGAGTTATTGCCTGTTTTATCAAATGTATTAAGTTTACCACTTGAATATATACGAAAAAAAAATGGTGCTTGGTTTGTTAATGTAAGAGAACCCTCCAATTACGCAAAGTTATCAGGAGAATCAAAACAATCATTAGATGAACAATTGGATAAAATGATTGAAAGTAAATATACGTTTATAAATTATAACGGGTTACGAAACTCAGCATTAAGCACATTAACGGATAATTATACAAAAAATTTATTTGATGGTGCCGTAGTCATTATTGATGAAGCCCACAATTTAATTAGTAGAATTGTCAACAAACTAGAAAAAGAAAAGGATATTCCAATTTCCAATAGAGGAGAGAAAGAACACCAACCCAAATTTTTATCAATTAAATTATATGAATATTTAATGAGTGCTGTAGACACACGTATCGTTTTACTTACAGGAACACCCGTTATAAATTATCCGAACGAATTCGGTATTTTGTTTAATATCTTACGAGGATATATAAAAACATGGGAGTTTCCATTACAGGTAAACACATCTAAAAAAGTAGATAAATTCTTTTTTGAAGATATATTTGTTAAAGAAAAAACATTAGATTATATTGATTACTCGTCATCCAGCAAAATATTAACAATAACCAGAAACCCATTCGGGTTTAATAACGTAATTAATAAAACGGGGTATCATGGTGTCACCGACGAAGTCGTAAACGAAGCAGGTGAATTAGTTTTAAATAAAGACTTTATAAGCAACTCAGAATTTGAAAGAAACATAATTACTATTTTGAAACAAAACAATATTGAAATACTTCCTCAAGGAGTTAAAATTCACAATTTTAAAGCACTACCTGATAAATTAGAGTTGTTTTCTGGAGAATATATCGATAACGTAACCAAAGAAATAAAAAACGTTGATGGACTTAAAAGACGAATTATTGGGTTATCTTCATATTTTCGTAGCGCACAAGAAGATTTATTACCAACATTTACAAAAACCCTATCATTGGATTATTTTGTGGTTAATATTAAAATGAGCGATTTCCAATTTAAAATTTATGAAAAGGCGCGCGTTGAAGAACGAAAAACCGAAAAACCGAAAAAGGGTAAAGGCGACATTTATGAAGAAGCTGCCTCAACATACCGTATTTTTTCACGGTTATACTGTAATTTCGTTATGCCTGATCGACCTCTTCCACGAACACACAAAGATGTAAAAGGCAATGAAGATGTTTCAAATATGGTTGACGTCTTAAAAGAAACTAAAAAAATAGAAAATAATATTGACGTTAACAATTTATATGAGGGAGAAGTTGAAGGCGACGAACTTATTAACAATTCATCTGATGTTACTTACCAAGATAGAATAGCACAAAAAATACAATATATTAAGGATAACGCGCCCACGTTTTTATCTCCTGAAGGACTTCAAACATATAGTCCGAAATTTTTACATGTATTGGAAAATATTAAGGACCCAAATTATATTGGATTACATTTAATATATAGTCAATTCAGAACTCTTGAAGGTGTCGGGTTATTTAGTTTAGTATTGGAAGCAAATGGGTTTGCCAGATTTAAAATAAAAAAAACCGGGGTAGATACATGGGATTTAGATTTTAACGCGGATGAATTAACTAAACCAAAATATGCGTTATATACTGGAACAGAAACACCTGAAGAAAAGGAAATTATCCGAAATATTTATAATAGTTCTTGGGATGATATTCCAACCAATATTTCAAACAAATTAAAAGAACTTTCTAAAAATAACAATTATGGTGAAATCATTAAGGTTTTAATGATAACGTCATCGGGTTCAGAAGGTATTAATTTAAGAAATACACGATACGTTCATATTATGGAACCATATTGGCATCCAGTAAGAACCGAACAAGTTATCGGTCGCGCGCGTCGTATATGTAGTCATACAGATTTACCAAAAGAATTACAAACCGTTGTTGTATTTATTTATTTAATGGTTTTTTCGGAAAAACAATTAAAAAGCGATGATGCGATTGAACTTAAACGAAAAGATTTAAGCAAAGGGTTACCGGCAGTTCCTGTAACAAGTGACCAATTATTATTTGAAACCTCCACAATAAAAGAGAAATTAAGTAATCAATTAACTAAAATAATTAAAGAAACCTCTTTTGATTGTTCTATTTATCCACACGGAAAAGAAAAGATTTCTTGTATGAATTTTGCCGACCCAGATAGTTCTAAATTTTCGTATGTTCCTGATTATTCGAAACAACAAAGTGATAATACATTAAGAACAAATAAAATAGACTTTGAGTGGGTTGGTAAATCCATAAAAATTAATGGTGTTGAGTATGTTTATCGTATAATAAATAAGTCTTTATGGTATATTTATGATTTATCTAGTTATAAAGAGGCGTTAGAAAATAAGGGATTAAACCCAATACAAATTGGAACCTATGAATTTAACGAAGATGGAACACAAGTATTTAAACAAATTGTGAATTAGGGACCGCATAATTTATCTGTAAGGAATTGAACCATATTTGTTAATATGTGTATTTTATTATTTAGGTGTTCAAGAGTTATACTTTCGGCATTATCAACTATTTCGGGTTCAGGTGTTTTTATCTGTTTCAGTTTTAATAAAATATTATTATTCTGGATTGGGGGAATATCCTCGAATTGTTCGTTATAATTGGTTACCGTTGTTGAACCCCAAGAAATGCGTTTATTAAAATCTGTATGTGTATGTTTTTTTAACGGAGGTAACTCAATCAAATTATTATTTATAATTGTATTTCCCAACTCCTTATTATCTATTTTAATATATTTCAATTCATTCGTTTTATTTAAGGTATCCTTTTCTTTTTTTATAGACGTTTCTGTCGACTTTAAAAAATCAGAATTTAAATTGGGAGAAATATCTTTATTAAATTGCTCAACGTCAAAATTACGTTTAGCAATTGTTTGTTTAATAATTAATTCCATATCTTCAAGCGGGTCGTCCAATTTATCGTTAAATTTTGGTGCTGGAGGAACTTTGATTGTGTTATGACTCTCAAAATCGTTTTTTTGTTTCATTAGTTCGGTATCAAACTTATTTATTCTTTCGTTTTTTATATCCTTACTTGTAACTATTTCCTTTTCTTTAAAAAATTCACCTTTTATTTTATTAATAATAACCGAAATAAACATCTTATTAAGTGTCATTAAATCTGCCGAATTATTTTTTTCTCTATCATAAAAAATAGGAAGAATTGAATTAAATGTCTCTTTGATTTTTTCAATATAATTAAAATTCATTTTTACAATATCTGTGTCAACAATTAATTCCCAAAGTAGTTCAATATTATCATTTAATATAAAATCAGATTTATTCATTTTATATTATTTATCACATACATTATTTTATATACTTTTTAACACATTACAAATTTTCGTTAAAATATAACTTTCGGAATTTCTCCATATACTCATCCTTTAAAATATGGTTTTTTAAATAATATGCCGAAACTTTATCTTCTAACATATGAACTATAAAATAAATAGAATAAATCCCACATTCTGTATTACCATATTGGTGCTCAACCGGATAATTTTGGTCAAATACCATCGATTTATTAAGTTGTCGTCCTTGTCGTATAATTTTGTCAACCAACTTTTTTATTTGTTTTGGGATTTTATTACCGGCGCTATCAAAGAAAAATATTGTTCCTTTTTTAATATTTACAAATAAAGAAATCCAATGCTGTCCGGATTTGTAATGTGGGTCTGTATTAAAAATAAACCCTAACTTTGTTTTACCTCTTTTTATTTGGTCTTCCACATTTATATTACAAATCTCATCCCAGACACATTTGGTTTTGGATGTTTTAGTATCAAAATCAATTGGAGATGGACCAAAAAATTCAAAGCATTTATACGCCTTCTCGTATTGTTTCATAACTCTTATAATGTCAACGCTAGATAACCATTCGTTAGGGTTTTTTTTCCATTCCGATGGAGATACAGGAGCAAAATCATCGATAAAATCATTAATCTTATTTGTTGCCACAAAGTTCTGTTTTAACCAACACGATTCTTTATTACACACGTTTTTCATATATTCACTTAATAATTCCCAAATTACTTTCGGTTCATTACTACTGATTAGTTTATCTGGGTGTCTTTTATTCCACAAATCTCTCAACTCAAATAAAGAAGTGTCTGTATAACAACTAAAATCATTTATCTTGTTGACATTTGGTTTTGGACTACATCTTAGTTTAACCATCTTTTTAAAAGTTCCACCTTTAGATTTAACTTGACGACGGTTGGATTGTCTCTTCTTTTTTCTCGTGTGGTTCATCATAATTATTATCTATATTTTTCTTTTTACGAATACCTTTAATTCTTAAAACGGGGTCCTTTAGATTTATTTCTTTTTGAACAGGTATAAACGGTTCATCTAGTTTTATAATAGTCCTTTTTATAAATTTGTCTAGCGTACACCTTTCATCCTTAGTTTTTTTCATGATTAATTTATTTATTTGTTTCGTCGTATCATCCGGTGCGTCCTGTATATCTGGCATATCTTCCGCGACAATATTAATTTCAGTCTCTATATTTTTGTAATCTTCTTGTAATATGTCTGATTTATCTAAAGTTTTGAAATATTCTACACAATTTTTTACATAAATATCAAACGCATATTTTATATCCGGAAATAACTCTTGTAAATCTTCGTCTGGTGATAACAAATCCTTCGTTAATTGTATTACTCTTTTTCTATAAAAATGTATATCCTTTTTACTTGCTTTCGATAAACGGGATTTAGATTGTTGTTTAATTTTAAAATAATCAAGAGTCATTTGATTTATAGGTGTGTTGGACATAATATACAATTATATATTAAACCAATAACATATTCCGTATTGGATTATAACCGTAAATATATTCGGCACCTAAATGAGACAACCCGTGAACACCCACTGCTAAAGAAAGCAATAACGATAATACAACTGATTGATATGGTTCTATTTTTTTATCTTTGAATAATTTGTAAATAGTAAAAATAATGAAACCAGAATTAAAAATGCGTTAATCTGGTGTAAATAAAAGGACGGAAGACCAAATTCATTTTTCATACTATTATATTACACAACATTATAAGTCATCCTGAATCTGGTTTCTTGTCGCGGTATTAAACAAAGATATATGGGTGTTTTCGGGGATAGGATTAAATTCATTATATCTTTCCTCCTTAAACAATAAACTGTGGGGATTATATCTTGTTGACACATTCGATGGTTTAAAGGAATAATTGTATAAGTCGCTTTTACTATTTGGAACATAAACAGATTGGTCGCATTTTTGAAGCGCAAATATTTGTCCTTTTAAATCGGATTCTACATTAACATTAGATGAATAACCAGACCAAGGAGAAGTGGTATTTCCTGGATTAAACACTTTTTCTAAATTATAAGTCGGCATTATTTCCATTTTGATGGAATGTTGTTTTCTAGGATCAACAATCGGTAAAATAGAATATTTTGTCATTACTGGTCGAACACTAATATAAGGTTGAATTAATTGGGATGGCAGGTTTCTATCATAAATTCGTGAATTTATTTCGTTATTTCGGTGTGATGCTGAAGTCATATATATATAAAATATATTATATATATTGGGCCTCAACAATATTAAAATCAAACATATAGATTTAATAACTAATGTGCGGTATTTTTACTCTTCTTAATTATAGTGAAGTAAATTATGATAAATTTATTAAGTGTCAGTTTATGAAAGGGAAAAACAGGGGACCCGAATTTTCAGATTTACAACATATTTCGATGAATGCTATTTTCGGATTTCATCGGTTAGCAATTAACGGACTTGATGACATTTCGAATCAACCAATTACGATTGATAACATTCATTTAATTTGTAATGGCGAAATATACAATTACAGGGAATTATATAAATTAATGGATGTTACTCCAAAAACAAATTCAGATTGTGAGGTTATTATTCATCTTTATAAAAGATATGGTATTAAACAAACCTTAAAAATGTTAGACGGTGTTTTTGCGTTTGCTCTTTGTGACAACAATCATACACATTTGGAATCTAATATATATATCGCACGAGACCCTTACGGAATCCGACCCCTATACTTTTTAAAGAACACTAAATATCCCGGTCGAGTTCTAGGATTTGCGTCTGAATTAAAAATGTTATCTGATTTCTGTAACCAAAATCCAGATGAACTTACAATTTCACAATTTAAACCAGGCACATATAGTTCTTTTAATCTAAATAGTTCTGCGTTGGCATATTGGACGAATATAGATAATGAAAGTTACCACGAACCCGGATTTTCTTTAAATAGTATGGATATGAGTTGGATTAATCGCGGAATACAAACATACCTTATTCAATCTGTTGAAAAAAGATATTTAACAACTGAGAGACCGATTGCGTGTCTACTTTCGGGAGGATTAGATAGTAGTTTAATAACGGCATTAATTAATGAAATCCACAAAAAAAATACGAATGAACCCTTAGAAACATACAGTATTGGTTTATATGGTTCCGAAGATTTACGAAACGCCAGAATTGTCTCTAAATATATAGGAACCAAACATACTGAAATAATCGTTACCGAACAGGAAATGTTTGATATTATTCCAGAATTAATTTATACGATTGAAAGTTACGACACAACAACTGTGAGAGCAAGTATTGGAAATTACTTATTAGGGAAATATATTTCTAAAAACAGTAACGCAAAGGTAATATTTAATGGTGATGGTTCCGATGAATTGTGCGGCGGATATTTATATATGAATTATTGTGCCGATGTTATCGAATTTGATAAAGAAACACGCCGATTATTGGCAGATATTTATAATTTTGATGTTTTAAGGTCGGATAAATGTATTTCTTCAAACGGACTTGAACCTAGAACACCATTTTTAGATAGAAGTTTTGTAAATTTTTATTTATCGATACCTCCATCAATCAGATGTCACGCAAACAATTCACAAGTTGAAAAATTCTTATTAAGAAATGCGTTTTCAATCGATAATTTTAAAAATAGCGATGGAAAACAAATATTACCGGATGAAATCTTGTGGAGAAGAAAAGAAGCATTTAGCGATGGGGTAAGCAGTAATTCACGGTCTTTGTATCAAATATTACAGGATTTTATTGTTCCAAAATACGAACCAAATATTAAACCTATTGATGCCGAAAAACAATACTATAAATCTCTATTTTCAGAACATTACCCGAACTCATTAAATATAATACCTTATTATTGGATGCCGAAATATACAAATACAGATGACCCTAGCGCAAGAACGTTAACTACCTATAATAAATAATAAAATATATATATTATTATATATGAAATTTACGTTTACTTCGTTACAGGAATATTCATTTTTAATATTTATTTTTTTATCATATTTTTTAGTAAGTTTATCTATATTTAAATTGTCGACAGACGCAGAAAAATATTTATTTATTTTAGATTATTACGTCAAAATATACATATGTTTATACTTAATAATTAGATTTAATCCGTTCGTAAAAACTGAATTTACAAATCATGACCGTAGAGTTGCGTTCAGTTCAGGGTTATTTTTATTATCTACCACCGCAATTTATAAATTATTAATCGATTTTTCAAAAATTAAATTATTTTTTTCCAAAAAAAGTTTGTAAATGATAAATAATTTGTTTAGATATTATTTTATCAATATCATAGTCGTTTTTATTCTTTAAATCGAGTTTGTATTTACCCATATTTGTAATTAATTTTTCGTTAATATCTTCGTTTATACTTAACCCCAGATAAAAATCACTATGATTAAACCGAGTTATTATATCGTCATTTTTTAAATTATAAATGTATGGTTTTATATTTAAATAATACACATTCTTATTTTTCATTTTTTTGTGATAAGTATCATCTATAAAAAAAATCGGAGTGTTGTCGTGAATATTACTACACGTTATAAAATCAGTTATCGTTTTTTCGTGAGTAGTTCTCCCACGTTCGATTTGTATACCATTGATTTTAAACGCATAAATTATCTTATCAAATAGTTTTACTTTTAATTTATATTCAAAATAAAACACTATATTGGTTACCCAATTCTCGGGTCTTTGATTATTCGTATAAATCATTACTTTATTACATATTTTCTTTTGTTTCTGATATTTTAAGTAATTCAAAATAGTAAGTATATTAGGTCTTATAAATTCTGGGAATAAGTCCAATAATACTACGAAATCATTTTGGTTTAATGAATAATTTTTATTCATTAATAAATAATTATTCAGACAATCATAAAAAATACTAAATTGTAAAAAATACCCTAGAGTTTCGTCTAAGTCAAAAATTACAATCATCACTTAAATAAACCTATATTATAAAAAACAACAATAAAAAAATTTTAATCTGTATTTAAATTAATAATGTCTACAAAACTAACCAATAAGGATTATATTAAAATTTTAAATTATTATAATATTTCTATTCCAGCAAACAATAAATTGTTACGCAAAAAAGCAACAAAAATACTTGCCAATAAACTTTGTAAATGTATAAAAAGAGTTACCCCAAAAAATGAAGCAAGGTCTATCGGGATATGTACAAAAACAATAATTAATAATAAAGGGTTCACACGAGGAGTATTTAAATGTAAAGGAACACAAAACATAACACTGAAGCGTAAATTATCCAAAAGTTAAATATACACATTATTTTAATATGGACAAAATAGACCGAATTTATTATATCAATTTAGAAAGAAGAAAAGATAGGAATGAACATTTCATAAATCAATGTCTTAAACATAATTTACCGTTTGATAAAATCGAACGATTTATTGCGCTAGACGCATTAACATACCAGTTTTCAAATGTCGAAATTGAGATGTTCAGAGATGCCGATTTTAAAAATAGAAGTTTTGAAAAAAGTATTATGGGTAACCAACTTAGTCATTATTATATTTTGTGTGACATTATAAAAAACAATTATAAAAATGTAATCATATTTCAAGATGATGTTATTCTAAAAGACAATTTTTTACTATATTTTGACAGAATTATGGATAATATTCCAAAAGATGCGGAAATAGTTAATTTTGCTTTACACAAATATGCGGCCTATACTAAATTTGTCCCTTGGGATTTACAAAGTAATACATATTATTCTGACGAAGACATTACTTTTCAAAGTGTCAACAATTATATTTGTAAAATGAATACCAAATATAATCCTTGTTCTCTGGCGTACATTGTAACACTACAAGGTGCCATTAATTTTGTTAATTATTTTAATAATATTGGATTTCTAAGAGCAACTGATTATAACTACAACGTTTATTTACTAAGTAAAGATATTTATTACGCATCCAAAATAGTATTAGCAACCAGTAATATTAATTTTAAAAGCGATGTTTTTGAAAAGGGAGATAAAATGTTTGAAGACGAAATATTATTATATAACGAATAACTTAATAGCAAGATTCGTTTGTTGCTGGGAATAAATCTGGCCAATCTGGGCAATCTTGGGTTACTTCTGGTGTTACTTCTGGTGTTACTTCTGGTGTTACTTCTGGTGTTACTTCTGGTGTTACTTCTGGTGTTACTTCTGGTGTTACTTCTGGTGTTACTTCTGGTGTTACTT